AATATTAAAACATAAATTTGCAAGCCGTATCGCGAATTTTATTAAGCAAAATTCTCATCTTTGTTGTAATAATGAAATTTGCGGTTTTATTGGATGGGATGAACAAGATCAAAAATTCATCGTAAGTGTTGAGGAAAATCAAGCTGAAGATCCAAGAAATTTCTTTATGATTTCTCCCGCTTCATATTACCAATTTGCTAATAAATATGATATGTTGAGTATTTTTCATAGTCATATTATTGGAGATGAACAGCCATCAGAATTTGATATTAAAATGTCGGAAGCTTGCTGTCTTCCTTTTATCATCTACTCTTTAAACACTAAAAAATTTAATATTTATGAGCCAAATCATAAAGAATTAAATGTAAAAGCTTTCACAAGGTTAAAGGAAAAATTAAAATGACACAAGTAACATTACATGGAACGTTAGCAAAAGAATTTCAAAAATCTTTTAATCTATCGATTAATCGTCCAAAAGAAGTTTTTGACGCTATTTCGTGTTCTCATCCAAAATTTAGACATAGGATTGTAGAGCTTGCTCGACAAGGAATTTATTTTACTATACTTGTTAATGGTAAAAAAATTGAAAAAATAGAAGACCTTAAAATAAGAACACAACAATCAATTGATATTGTTCCTTTGATTTGCGGAAGTGGTCCAGCAGTAATTGTTCCATTTTTAATTGCAGCAGCAAAAGCGATATTAATGACCGCTGCTATGACAGCATTAACAATGCTTTTAACGCCAAAACCAGAAATACAAAGACCAACTTCTAATGTTAGCGCATCGAAACAATCTTTTACTTTCTCTTCAAAAGCCAATGTTATTGAACAGGGAATGCCCATACCTATTGGATATGGCAGACTGAGAGTGGGGTCTGCTATTATACAATCTAGTGTGAAATCTTATCCACAAGCATTTCAAGAAAAAGATCTATTTAAATCAGGCACAGAATCATCTCAATCTAGAATAAATACCAATACTCAATTATGAGGCATATAGATAAAAAAATACTATTTCGAGGAGCTGGTAAGAGTACGCCCAAACCAAAACCAGCTTTGTTAAATCCACCTTCTATTGGAAATTTTAAAATAGCCTCTTCATATAGTGTGGCAGAGATTATTGATTTAGTTTCAGATGGACCAATTGAGGGGTTAGTAGATCAAAATGGTAAAGTTTTAGATAAAGATATTTTTAAAGGTATTTATTTAGACAATACTCCTATACAAAATACTGAAAAGACAAATCAGAACGATGTAATTGGAGCTTTTTATATGTCTGTTCTTGGCGAATTTGCAGAACCTTGGACAACTAATACGGGTCTTTTGCATTTTTCAAATTATGGCGATGCTTTTTTGATAGCGATAAATTTTTATTTAAAAGGACTTCAATCGGGTAGCTCTACGTTTTATTCCTATTTAAAAAAATCTCATTATGATTTTTTAAATAAATTGACATCAGTTGCTGGAAATATTGTTAATTCGTGGGATATAGGAATGGCGAATGGTGATATGCCATGGTTTATTAATTACGCAACACTTTATCATAATTCTACTAATTTAATTGAATCGTCTTTATTTATTAATTTTGAGAATTCAATGAAAAATATCATTGCTTCATCATATGATTCATTTAAAAAAGAAATTGCTCAAGATAATTTTGATAATTTAAATAATTTTAGAAAAAAAATTATACTTAATAAACATGTGTCAAATCTTAAATTTGACGACCCCATGATCAATCATGCGCAATCTGATTTATTTTATTGTTATTTAATAATACCTTTTAATGATTTACAAGCCTCGCAAGATGTAAGTGGTAATGTTGATATACCTCCAAGTTTTCAAAAATCCATTGCAGATTATAAGCTATCTTACAGTATAGATTTATTAAATACAGAATATTCAGATTCATTAGATCAAGGATATGGACTTGATATAGAATATTTTTTACAACCAGAAATCGATGATAATAATTATTATACGGGTAAATTAAATGGATTTATAGCTATATCTATACCAATAAAAAAATATAGATATGAAAAAACTTTTGTTGAAAATTTTAGATTCTTTAATCCTAATTTTTTATTAGCAATGAGGAATGGAGAGTTTGCTTTAAATATCCGCAAAGGATCTAATGCGATAATTAATGAAAATGAACTATTTAATTTCACAAACATTTCTGCTGAATTTAAGAGAGGCGAAGAATTTCAAACTAGTTTAAATAATTTTGATAAAATTTTAAATGATTATTTTCACGAAACTAAATTATTTGGTCCATTTAATAAGACTCAAAGTATACAAAGAATAGATCCATCAAGAAACAAAGGGGTTTTTAGCCAAGGGTCTGCTGCATTAATTAATAGTAATAATAGTTTAACAGTTGCTCATAATGCTGTAATTGCAGGTTTAGAGGGCTCTTTAGATAATCGTACTACATCAACAACAGATACCGTTGCTTTGAAAAATTATTCAGATTGGAATGATGGCAATCAATCTAATGATTTAAACGCTTCGGCAGTTACTCATGTAATTGAAAACCCATTAACTGAAGAAATTTCTGTTTCAGTTATGATTAACAATTTGTCAGATACGTTAAATTTCAGTATGGAAGGTTTAGCATCTATACCAGAAGGAAAATTATCTGCTGGTTCTAAAATACCAACAACCGCTATCTTACAAATTGAGACTGGAAAAATTAATAATGGAGATAGGAGTGAGGTTTCAATTTATAACTATTTAGTTATTGGCTTAATTGAAAGTCCGTACGTAATTGATTTTGGTGGAAATTATGAAGATCCAAATCAATCAATCAAAGAAACTGTAAAGCTTATTAGATCAGAGGGAGACGAACTTTCAGATTATTTAAATAAACCTTTTCCACTACCACCATTAAGAAATCAAGAAAATCCTACATCGACAAAGAGGTATGTAAAAGTTACTAAACTGTCAGCGGAAACAAATTCTGTGTTAATTAATAAAGAAATGTCTTTATTAAAAGTTACAGAAATCATTAATCAAAAACTATCTTATCCGTTTTCTTCTGTTGTTGGGCTAAAGTTAGACGCTAGATCATTCAACTCAATTCCAGAAAGAAGTTATGATTGTCGCTTGAAAAAAGTAAAAATTCCATCTAATTATTTTCCTTTGCGATCTTTTGGAGAAGATAAAAGATATGTAAAAACAGCTTCAACATACGCTTCGAGAGAAGCTATTTATATAGGAGATTGGGATGGAGAATTTCAAGAGGGTTGGACAGATAATCCAGCTTGGATTTTGTACGATTTAATTACAAGTCAAAGATATGGATTAGGCTCTTATATTGATGAATCTCAAATCAATAAATGGGAACTTTATAAAATAGCTCGCTTTTGTGATGCTGTTGATGATTTTGGTTTTTTTGTAGGAGTAAGTGATGGTGTCGGAGGTTTAGAGCCAAGATTTTCTTGCAATATTATTTTTAAAGAAGCGACAAAAGTTTATGATGCTATTAATGTTGTAGCCAGTTTATTTAGGGGTATCGTATTTTTTGGCAATGCAGAAATTAACTTTTTAGATGATAGACCTAGAACACCAATTGCCATGTTTAGTAATAGTAATATTAAAGATGGTCTTTTTAATTATAGTAATACTCAAAGAGATATGCAGTTTAATACTGTAGAAGTTGCATATATTGATCGTTTTGATAATTATAAAACTAAAGTAGAATATATAACTGACGAACAAGATATTCGTAAACGCGGAGTGTTTAAAACTACTATTAATACTTTAGGTGTTACATCTAGAGCTATGGCGAGAAGAATTGGTCAACATATTATCTATCAAACCGTTAAAGAAAATCAAAGTATAAGTTTTCAAACTGGTTTAGAAGCTTTATTGTGTAGACCTGGAGATCTTATTGTAATTGAAGATGAAATGAAGACAAGATCTTCAAATTTTGGAAGAGTATTAAGTGTGGATAATCAAGCTAAGACCGTTAGAATTGATACTCCATATTTTAGTGGTGATTATGCTGGCACAATAACTCTTTATACTCCAACTGGATATTCTACATCTGAAGATTTATTTGAAAAAGCTAATAAATTAAGAAAGCGAGTTAATGAATTTTCTATTACAGGAAACTTTATGAATGATGCTTCCTTTAATATATTAACAGGACTCTATCGTTTTTCTGGCTATACTCAAGGAATAGTAAATGGACCAGTTATAGACCAAGTAAGTGTTTATCCAGAAGAAACTCCACTTTATACTGGACAGTCAACTTCACACGGTCAAAAGCTTTTTTGTTATTATAATAGTGGAGCTACTGGATTTGTTTTTGCCACAGGAAAAGCTTTTCAAGATAATGACACTTATGATAAAATTATTACTAATACAGGCGTATTTTATGGTGTTGATATAAGTAATGCTTTCGTTGGTAATTCTGGAAATTATACAGGCTTCGCTTATGGTTCAGCTTCATCTAATAAAAGAACTTCGAATTCTGGTCAACTTTCTGGAGCAATTGAATGGAATTCTAATAGAAATCCATTAACAGATGGTATTCTTGATGAAGAAATTAATACTTATAATATTTCTCAAATAGCAAAAATATCAATAACAGCACATAATAATTTAGACTACGGAAGTTTAATCTATTTAAATCCTAGCGATCCAAATACTAATTTATTATCTGTTGTTAAACAGGGCAGTCTATATCGCTTAGAAAGAAAATCAGCTTCCGACCAATTATATAAAATTATTACCATTAGAGAAGATTCTCAAAATGACTATTCGATAGTTGCTTCAAAATATAATACTGGCAAATATGAAGAAATAGAAAAATTCATTACTGAAGATTTTCTACCAAACACATTTAATAATAATATTAATGTTAATAATGTTAACGTTAAAGAATTAGATGCTCCTATTTTTGCTGAATTTGGCGCAAATCAACAAATAAATGGAAAATTTGACTTAACTGGTCGCTGGAGATCAACTGGCGATGGAGTAACGGGTTACAGAGTTTCCGCTTCAAATAGTTTGGCTGGCGTGTTTATAAATCAAATAACAACACCAACTCAAACAGGTATTTTAATAACTGGACAAACAGATATTGGCAATTGGACTTTAGCTGTGGCAGCTCTAGGTAAAGTCCAATT